CTACGCTACATGTACATTTCCAAACCTCGCAACTACAAGACGCGAGGGTAAATTTTTCCAATACTCTTTAGTGGTGAGTTTTTCGCTTTGATGAAACATCATTGATGCGTAAATTATTATCGGATCAATATTGAGAATATTAGCCAGAATCAATACTGAATCTGCTGGTAAATTTCCGTCATCTCTATATTTCAATGTATGCAATCGTTGTTTACTTACCCCGATTTTGATTGCAAGTTTTGAAAGTGTTATTTCTTCTTGGACCAAAGCCAACTCTACAAAATCCCAAATAGTTCTCATTTTAATCAATACAGTATCGCGCTTTTCGCAACCTCCAGATAGTAGAATAAATTCTGTCAATTAAAATTGACCAGTAAAAATATTTTGACTATTATCAGTGTACGTCCTAGTAACTACGTACACTAAGTCTCATAGGTGAGACAAAATGTATTCGATTACTACAATACGAGGCTAGCAGATTGACGGTCAAATCTCTTTCGATGGAGGGTTTTTGTGATTGGATCAGTATTTCACAAACACACGACGATTATGTCCAGACTCCCCCTACTCAAGTGCTTCAGAATTTCTGCTCCGAAACTGGACAAATTAATTATTGTAGAAATGCTCCGGTCCAGCATCGTGGAAGTTACGACACCTCTCTCAGATTGCAAGTCAACGCAAACCGCGTATCGTTGTCCGGTAATGTTGGTAGATTTGGTAGACCCGACAATCTCGCCGGTTACACTGTTGATGACGTTAAACGCAAAGCTAATGAGATCCTCGAAACAATCGGCCTACCTCTATTCACAAGTGGAAAATTTATGCACTTGGCAAATATCAAGGGAGACGAGAGAACCGTTTACACTGGTGCAAATATCTCCAGAATTGATATTACTAGCAATTTTACGGCAGGCTCCCACAGTAGAAGCTTTATCCACTGGCTAGGTAGACAGACATTCGGTAGATCGTCTACACATTCCCTCGCAGACGAAACCATTTATATGGGAGGTCGCGCCGGTAAGCGTTCTAAGTATTGTCAAACTAAGTGTTATCTAAAAGGACCAGAGCTTTATAAGCACAACAAATTAAAATCTGAGTATGTCAAAGACCTGTCACAGTGGTGTGAAGAGCAGGGAATAATTCGACATGAAACGACGTTCATGGCTCGTTATTTAGATAAAAAGAATTTAAAAGCATGGCATAACTGCACTAACGAGAACGTTATGCCGCGCTACCAGAGTGAGTTACAAAAAATGACACAAAGAATGCAAATTGATACTCGTATAGAAGATCTACCAGCTCATTATCAAGCAACGTATTACGCTCACGTAAACGGCGCTGATATGACCAGATTATCGAGAGCGACATTTTATCGGCACAGGAAAGTACTCCTTTCCGTTGGTGTTGATATAGCAAAGCCAGCTTCTATTCGAGCTATAAATACCAAACCCACAATTATCGAATTAAAACCGGCAACAATGCCGGACTTTTACCGCGAGGCAATATAAAAATGGTTGATACAGCAATTGATATAGGAGGAACCTCAGTTCCTAATACACTGAAGGTATCCGGCAAAATCACTGAAGTTTATGAGGGTCAGGAAGATGTCATCACGACAATACGACTGCCCCAGGTAGACGAATACACATCAGGTGGATTTGTTGAAGTCCGAAGCAAGCGTTCACTGGGCATTAAGGATCAGGTTGTCAAGGACATCGAAGTTTTTGCTACCGGTTATCAGAAGACATTTTCAAATGACAAGGGTTCGTTTCGAAAAACATATAACATTCTGCGAGTTGCTTAAACCATGCATTGTGTGTTCTTCAACGGGAACCCGTTCTGGACAAATTACACCGGTAACGGTGAGACATTCCCTGATTGTACTCAAGGGTATGCTTTTAACAGTCTCGCGGAAGTAGAAACATTCGCCGCTACAACCTTCGGTACTCAGACCAACACACCAAATACTGGAAATACTTCTAACGGTAGCACTGGAACAGTCATTGACAGTATTACCGGTACTGTATCGTTTGAATCCGGAATGACGAATGAACAATTCGTTTTCTTTGCAGAAATGGTCATCCTTGCTTTTGCTATAGCAATCAGTACAAAAATGATCTTACGAATATTAAGGTAGTACCAAAGGACTTAAAGTCCCTCGGTTATATCCTCAAAACGATTTACCGGAAAAGCCTCGGAAACTTTTTTTTACAGGTAAATCAAAATGCGTTATTTCAAACAGAAAGCACTACTCGCCACTGCTCTTACAGTAGCAAGCGTTTCATCCTTCGCTCAGTCAGTTGATACAACCGTTGTTGAAGCTGAATTGGGTCAACTCCCTGCCTTAATGGGCACAGTCGGCGGTCTGTTGATCGCTGGTGCTGCTGCTGCAATCGGTTACAAATGGATTAAAGGCGCAATCTTCTCCTAAGCCTTCAATCGCAACCGATAACGGAGCCTGCCGAGTGTCCTTCTCATTGACATGGGTTTACCCGAGCGCCCACCGGCTCGGTCGGCTCCGTTTCCTTCAGGTACTTAGACATGGAATTACTTTACTTGTTCGCGCTTGTTTTATTGCTCTCTGTCTTAGCCAACATATAGCTGTTGCAGACACCAGAATCAATCACGTATGGCAGACCGGTACATTCGAACTACCGGATGCCGCAGCATCATGTGCTGCATATTGCGGTGATATAGCATCAATCAGATTGAATTTATGTGGTACGCCAGAGTTCACATCCGTTACGTCTATATCTCAAGGAGTAACACCTGAACACCCAGTTAATTCACGTGCCAGTTGTCAATGTGTTGGTGTACCTACACGAACGAATATTGTTGATGATGAGCCGGTATGCAGGGCTGAAGGTGAACCCAGAACATTCACTTCACGTGATTCAGTACATCGGCATAGGGATGCACCACATAATCATGATGAGGAGGAAGATATGTGTAGGCCGTTAGAGGGTGCCGAGATCACTCTATACCCTAAAGGCCCATTTGATGTTGATACGTGTTTCGGTGGCTGTGAGTACACCCAAAGCACTAACTCTGTTTCAATACTCATCGGAGATCAGGGAGGCGTAGTCAATTTAACCGGTACAGGATTAAGTTGTGCATCCAATGGAAGTTCTTCACCACAAACAGAACCTTACACAGAACCGTCCGATGACCCTAGTACTAACACACTTGTTGACCCCGTGGCAGGTACTGAGACTGATTACCCTGCTCCGCCGCCTCCGCCGCCTGATGCAGCGCCGACCGACTCGGCGACTGGGCCAGACGGGACCACATTAGAACTTTATGCCCAAGAGGGTGGAGGAAATATATATGTTATTACCGATAGCGATGGTAACGTCACCTTTACTGATCTTAGCCCTATCAGTGGTAGCGGTCAGTATGCTCTATCACCAGACTCGGGTGGAAGTACCACAGGTGGCACTGACCCAGGTGGAACAACCAGCGGAGATACAGGAAGCAACGGAGGCACTACGGGAGGCGATCCGAACACTGGGGGAACCGATACCGGAACCGGTGAAGGTGGAGAGGGTGAAGAAGAAGAGCCACGTTCATCATCAGGGGGTGACACATGTGCATCCGAACCACAATGCTCAGGCGACGCAATCAATTGCGCAATAGTGTTACAAAACTGGCACCAGCGGTGCACAGGTACAGACTTTAACGAACAAACAGCAATAGATAATTCTAATTTATCTGAATTTACAGTAGCTGCAATTGATGACGGTGAAATAGGAATCGGAGATTTTGACGATTCTGGATTTCTTGGTGGTGCTGCAACGTGCCCTGCTGCTGAATCTATAAACGTTCTCGGTCAATCATTCACTATCCCTTACGATCCGCTGTGTGATATTGGTGTCATTCTCGGATACTTTGTACTAATTACTGCATCATTGCATAGCAGTCGTGTAGTTATCGGAGCGTTCTAGTGGCATTACCTATATTTGCAACCGGTGCATTGCTGTCGGCAATCATCGTTCCGTTAATTATCAAAGTGATGCTTGCATTAGGCATCGGCTTTGTAGCATTCACAGGCATTAACATATTGCTTGATCAGGGATATAACCTGATCGTTACCAATCTCCAGAACATACCCACAGGCCCTTTACAATTAATGGCAATAGCTAAAGTTGATGTATATGTCACTATGCTATTCAGTGCTTATTCAATAGCGTTAACACTCAAAGGGATGACAGCCGCAGGTGTCCTCACTAAATTAAATTTCAAGGGTATACCGGGTGCTTAATTTCGTTAGTGGATTACCTGGCAACGGTAAAACTCTGTTCTGTATTCAGCATGTAATGAACTACAGAGCAGAGGAACACAAAGATGCTCTCAAAGAGGATGAAAATGCGGTAGAACGGGAAGTCTACTATCACGGAATAAATGAATTAAAACTTGACTGGAAACCACTCACCGAACCTGAGAAGTGGTACAAGCTTCCCCACGGTTCAATTATTATTATCGATGAAGCACAGAAGGTGTTTTCACCTATGGGTAACGGTGCCAAAAGACCGGCGCACTATACAGAGTTTGACACTCACAGACATAAAGGCTTTGATATATTCTTAATCACTCAAGATCCGTATAACGTTGATTTTCGGGTCAGGTCTATGTCAGGTCGTCACTATCATTTATCCCGTAGTTTCGGTTCCAACTCATCGACGCTGTATGAATTTCAGTCTGTACAAGCCGTATCTACTGAAAAATATAAATACAATAAAAATTGTTTAAAAAAACAATGGAAATTTCCAAAAGAAGTATTCGAGCTATATAAATCAGCCGAAGTACACACCCATAAAAGAAAGCTTCCGTGGGGCAAATTAGCGCCTATCGGTGCCATATTTGCGGCTGTTTTGGTGGGTGTTTATTTCTTTCTCACCTGGGTTTTAGATACATCACGGCACTATGATGATAAATCTACAGTCGCTGACAATGAGAACTTGACAGATCCGATTCCATCTACTACTGGTCAGACAGTTACCCTCAATCTCCCACACCCTCGGAATATATTCAGTTTAGAGAATATGCAACCGATGGTTGCCGGTATTCCACAGTCAGCACCGGTATACATGCCACATATCGCTGTAAAGGCCGTACAGCGTCTTGATGGGTGTTTTCATATATCTACAGGCTTCGACTCTGAATGTACCTGTAACGACCAGAGGGGCAACATGGTGGACGTTTCATATCAGATATGTGCGGCTTTCGTTAAGCGTGGCATATTCGATTTCACAGTGTCCGACAAAGAGTATTTCAAAGACGAAACCGCACCGGCACGTCCGAGCACTTCTAC